AGTGTATAGCAGAGTAAGACAATCGCCAGCATAGGAGAGGCTTCAGTGTTTGATATCCCCTAAAGTGCGTCATTGCACAGTAGCGATATTTTGCAGCGATACATACTAGTGAATGCACAGCTCAGGGTAACTGTTGACAAACGCAACGGCAGCCTCCTTGGTCAAACTAGCGCGGAACTTAAACATGCGCCAAGCGCACCTTGACAAAGCCGGTTTGATGGTAAGTTCCAAAGCTAAGCCTAATCCAACAATATCGTTAAGCCATCCAATCCATGAAGGAGGGATCAATTTATCCCAGCCACCCACAGGACCTAATTCCCCACACAGGAATGCACTGCGAGCCTCAAGCGTCCAGGAAGTGCTGAGTGCCAGGAACTCCCGCCCGAGGGCGGAACTATTGGCCAGCAAAACCAAAACACGCTCCCACTCGCCGCGTCCCCGCTCCTTGGCGCTTGCAAGCAGAATACTGCCATACCCGTACCACAAATGCTCAGTCATTCCGTATCCAGGAAACCCACGGATAGACTTCAGATAGTCTTTAGCATAGTGTGTGCCTGGCATATACTGCGTTTGCTCAATGGCGCCCCGCAATGCGGCCAAGCCGCGATCAACAACCCTATTAGTGTCCTTGGCGATGTAGCTTCGATCGCTCTTATCCACTCTAACGATCTTCACGGCTAACGCAACCTGCTTACAGCGATTGAGGAACTTCGAATCGCCGGTACCATCCTGGTGAACGCGAGAAGCAGCCCACTTCTCTTTGTAGCGCTTCATGTCCTTGTCAGTTGGCACCAGCTTGGTATTATCGAATACCCAATCCCTAGCTCTGCGTTCCAAATCGTGAATCCCAGGTCCAATACCTGCGCGCACCTTCTCATCGATACGGCGTTGCCAGCCATCAGCAATTGCCTTATACTTGTCAGGTGTGACGCACTTGACAGTGTAATCATACTCGTACACACCAGGTGGCAATATACCTAGACCATTGTTCTCAGGTGCTGCGCGCAAGGCAGCCACAGGAATGACCTTAGTAGTGAATGTTCGCTTATCCCCCTTAATAGCCCAGACACGCGTTTTAGAAAAGAAACGTTCAACATCGGCATACAACGCCTGAGCCATCCGCATGAAACCTCCACGTCTCACCCACATATCCAATCCCTTACTACAAGACTTCAACTTGTCGATGAAGGCGCTCTCAGATCCCGCACCCTTATCTGGATGTCCAGAGGCAGCAGCGTAGACAGCACGGGGCGGAAAGGCACGCATAGACCCTCCCGCATACAGAATACGAAGATAGACAACAGACCGCCATTGGGCGACCTGCTTCTTTGGGTTGGCCCTATGACCCTGGGCCAACATAGTATTAACTGCATCAACTCCCCGCTTGTAACACGCATGCACCTCGGCAACATCGTCAGCCCTGTTAAGGGAATATAGTGCCACACGATTCTTCACAGAAGCCCGAGTGCCCAACAACTCGGCATCGCGGACCAGCAGCCTGCTAGTACCGACAATGGTATTAGCCTCAAGCGTTGTTTTCCGGCCCGACTGCTGCCCGTTCGGCTTCTCAATCATGATTGACACTTCCCCTTCCCTACCATCCAAACGATACGCGCGTCCGTTACTACTGGCGATTACCTCATCAGCGAGTTTGCCATAATACTCATCAGCAAAAGCCTGGGAACGATAGACCATCCGAGAATGCTTATCTATCAAGTCATCAAGCTCGCGGAGCATCTCGGCCTTAACCGCCGGCCGCACAAAGTGGCCGGTGAGCTCGCGCATAACCTGCAACACGATAACCTTCTCCGAATTGTGATAAAAATGGTCCCACTTTTGCCAATCCCAAGCTGTGAGCAAGCGGCCATCGAATTTGTAGACCCGGGAACCTCGGGTAGCACCGACCAGCTGCGCATGCCGCGCCATAGCCTCAGTTGGTGACTCGCCGATATCCAAACCAACACGCGGATATTTGTTAGAAAAATGCTTAAACACGTATGTCTCAGCAGTCTGATCCCGCATGTCCGTGGCTTGAATACATCGAGGAGGGCCTCTTTCATCCATCTTATTGGCAATCTCATTACGCGTATCCCCCCAATCCATACGGAAATCGTCAGCACGGGACATAGACATGACATAGGCCTTAGAAGAGCCAGGAGGTGCGCGCTCCGCCCCCAGAACATCGCGCGCCCTACGGCCTGCGACACCGCCAGCTGCCCAGGCGGTGCGCGTCTCAAGAATCTCGTCATACGTCTGAGCCTTAACCCCGAACTCACGATACAGAGGCTCGAGAAGCGAGCGTACCGCATCTCTATATGCCTTGAGATACATATCAAAGGAGCGCCCCTCATCTCCAGGCAATGTATACTCAAACTCGGAAAGAGCAAATTCCAAAACTTCGACTGCGACTTGGCCCGAGCTCTCCTGGTTATCAGCAAAACCAGTGAGATCCTCGGCATTGAGAAAGTATGCAGAAGCGATGTGTTGCAGATTCGTTCGCGGAAACATCCAGCAGCTACTCACGCGTGCTGTTATCTCCTTGCAAATATCGCGATACTCATCAACAGTCGTGAAGAAAAGGTGTTCGGCAAGAAAGAACTTGCAGATGGATTGCCAGTATGGTGTGGTGAACAGCCAAAAGCACGTCAAATAAAGGCGTTCGTATCCGACTTGAGCCGTTATACCGTCGAATAGTACTAATTTGGCAACGCGCCTAAAAAGCGGCCCCTGTCCAGAATCACTCCATACCTTGCTGGCAATGGTGTATAAGGTACAGACATCGAAATAATGCCTGCGCTTATGCTTGGTACCTCGCGTTACCAGCTTATCGAACTCAGCGAGAGCACCATAATTGTCACCAGCATCCAAAAGTCCACAAAGATTGCGCCAAACCCCATCATCCACGGGTATTCGCGACACGACAATCTTAGCCAACATATTTTCCAGCTCCTCCCAAGGGTAAGCCCCCAGCTTACCCCACACGTCCTCGGTACGCCCAAGGGGATGATTGACAAATTTGGAATAAGCGTCAGAATGTGCACATCCCAATCCCCAAGGCTCCACAACCCAATTAACCAACTCCTCCGGCACCACATCCCTGTTGAATCGTTTCATACCTGGCAAAATGACGGTTGTAACAGTAACACATAAAAATAACGAATGATGTAAAGAAGCATGATCGGTAGCGACAGTAGCGCGGACCCCCTTGTCCGCTAACAGTTTAACAAATTCAGAACAAGCATGAGATGAAGAAAGACAAAAAACAGGAAAACCGTCAGCCTGCTGAGTAGGCACCCAAAACGCCTCTGGCGCCCAAGACCCGCTAAGGCTTGGAACGTCTTTGGCTTGTTCGCTTATGGACCCGAGTACGTCCCTCTCAGGTAAGCAAAATTTGACATCGTATCTAGACTCAGCCCGCCGCTTGAACCAAGAAGACGCTGCGGAAGCGTTGCTCAGAACAACCCGTGCAGACCACATCTCGCTTGGCGAATGTATCCTGATAAATAAAAGAGATCTGGGTAATCGACAAATATCTAAAAGGAAACAAACACACAGCTCA